TCTTTGCCCCGCGAGTTGCGTCTGCACCTGCGAGCCCATCTCCGGACCGAAGCTCTCGGAAGGGCCCTCGTACAGGTAAAAGTGGATGCCGGGCGATCCGAAAAGCAGCCCTAGTTGAGCCGAAAAGGCGAGGTCCGCTTGGATGCTCGCAAGCTCGACCTGGATCTCCGCGATGAGCGCCAGGACAGCAGAGATCTGAAGGTTTAGCGACGGCGGTGAGATCTGCAGGCTGGCCACAATATCGAGCGCGGCGGTGATCGATGGCAGCTGCACTTGCAACTGAACCTGGAGCGCCAGAAGCGCGGCGAGCTTCGCCTGCAACTCGCCCAGCTTTAGCTGGAGCGAAGCGGTGAGCTTCACTTGAGCGAGCACGCCCATGGGCACGCACTCGCCCATGGTCAGCGACCCGAGGTACTCGACCGTCACGCTCTCACCCTTGCCGCGCCTTTCGAGATTACGCCGTTGACCGGCACCGCGATCGTCGCCACCGCGAGCGTCAGCGGCGTGCCGGCCGGCACGACGACGTCGATGGTGGCCGGCGGCGGGCTTGGGTTCGGATTCTGCGTGATGCCGCCGATGACTCCGACGACGGGCAGCGCAGGCAAGGTGAGGACCTTGATTAGGTCGCCGACGCGCGCGACCGGTGAGCCGCCGCCATCGAGGATGACGTGCGCGCTGCCGCGCTTGTATTCCCAGGCACGAACGATGGGTTTAGCGGGATCGCCGTTGCGAAAGCCGAAAAGGCAGCGCAGGCCCGGCTGAACGAGGCAGCTGTCGGCGAGCTCGCCCGCGCCCTTGGGCACGCGCGTGAGGCCGAGTCCGCGCATCTCCGGATCGTCTGGCGTGAGGTCGACCGAGTCACCGTGATCGACTTCGACGGTCGCGCCGTAGACCTTGAAAAACGTGGTGTCGCGCATCACCCAGCGGATGATCCGCGCGAACGCGTCGCCGGGCTCCATCAGGCACGCACCCGCGGCGCGCCGCTGTCGATGATGCCCACGGCCGGCGTGGTGATCGTCATCGTGCCGGTGAACGGTAGGACGCCGATCGTGCCCACCACAGGGACCGATGGCGGCCAAAACACGGTAACGATGTCGCCTACGCGAGCGATCGGCCTATCGCCGCCGTCGAAGCTCAAGCTCTCAATCGCGCCCGATTCCCAGAACGTCGCGAACGGCTGCTTCGGGTCGCCAGACGCGAACTCGAGCATCACCTTCGCGCCAACTTGCACGCGCACGCGCACGCCGGGCATGCCGTGCCGGATCGGTACATTCGATAAGCCGGTGCCGCGTACCCGCTCGTCCTCGGGTGTTAGGTCGACCGTGTCGTTGTCGTGCTGGCGCTCGACCGTGGCGACGTACGAGCCGTGGTAGATCGTGTCACGCATCACCCAGCGGATGAATCGCTGCAGTGCTTCCGATGGTTCCACGGCTATATCGATTCGTCGTCGAGCAGGCGCAGCGCGCCACGCATGCCGAGCGCGACGCGAAAGCCGGCGGAGAGTAGGTCGGCCGGGTGCACCGGCGTTTCATCGGGTGACGTCGCGCGGATCGCAGAGAGCACGGCGCGAATGCTCGTGTCGATGAGTGCGCGATGACCTTCGCCGACGGCGCGGTAGGCCTCGATCCGCACGGTGGGCGGGTTGAGTGACTCGATGCCGGCGCCGCGCTCCTCGGCGGTCGTCGCGCGCGTAGGATTGAGCTCGGTGACCTCGATCACGGATCGGTATCCGCCCGCGGCGGTGCGCGTGAGCGTGACCCGCGGCGTGAACGGCATGTCGTAGACGACGGTCTTCTCGGTCATTCGGCGACCCAGTACGTCGTTCGGAGCGGCTCGTTCCGGCCCAGCACGTGCTCGACACGTCCCACGCGGTCCCCGTTGAAGGTGACCCCTGGAAGCAGACCGATCGTGTCGGGCGCGATCTGCACGGTGCCAGCGACGTGGTCACGATCGATCTCGTCGGCCTCGTAGCTGCTCGGCTGCGCCGCCCAAGAGTCGGAACCGAACCACACCAGGCCGTCGGGCTGTACGCGCCACCTCGCATCGAGGTGATCAGCGAGCACGGAGAGGGCTGCCGATGCGCGGCCAGCCGCGCGCGTCCAGTAAGGGAAATTCGTGGATAGAGGCGAGCTCAAGCCGCTCATTCGCTCGCCGCCGGCGGCGAGAATGTCGCTCACCACTTCGCGCGCGGTCGCGCCGAGGTATGAGCGCGCCGGAACATCGGGAGCGCTCGGAGCGAATCCGCCGCGGCCACCGACCGCCTGCACCGCGCATGCGCCGCCGGAGACTCCGCTGCGCACCGCATAGCCAAAAAGGGCGCCCGAGGCGTCCTCGATCTTCAGGGCGCCGGCGATTGGTTCGTCCGCGTCGAGCTCGAGAAACGCTACCCAGGCGCCGCTAAATGGCGCAGTGATACGTGCACTGAGAACCGGGTGACCGTTGCATGTGATCACGGATCACCCCGGTGTAAATAGAGTCGCTTGGTCGGGGGTGCTCTGGTTTTGGTAGAGCGACGGGTCGCTTGAGAACTGCCCCTCGGCGCTCTCGAAGTTGGCTGGGCTCAGCGCTTGGATCAGTGCGTCGATGTCCGACTCGTTGCCGAAGTCGTCCTTCTCCGGAGCGGGCTTCTTCGCGCTCGTCGCGAGCTTTTTCGGCGCCTTCCACTCGATCACTTCGATCGAGGCCCGGTACGAGCTACCGCCCTTCGGGTGCGGCAGCCGGAACGAGCCGACCATCACAAGCGCGACGCCAACCATCGCCGCCTGCGGGTGCGCAATCGAGATGGGCTGCTTCGTCTCGCCCTTGTTCGCCGCGCGGAGCGTGTTCAGCGCGGCCTGAAATGCGTTGAGCTCGTGGGGCTGCAGCTCGAGGTCGATATCGAACTCGATCGGCGGCTCGCCCTGGTCGGCGGCCCTGCCCTTCTTGCTGCCCTTGGCCTTGCGCTTGTCGAGCCCCGACTTGCCCTTGACCTCGACGCTTGCAACGCCGGGCATCCGAGCACCGCCGAGAAAGACGATGTCCCAGTCTTCGACGCTGGTGTAGTCGGGGATGGCCATTAGGCGTGCTCGAGCGCGAGCTCCCTGAAGAACGCTTCCATTTGGCGCCGCGAGATGCGTTCGATTTCTACAGCGAGGTCATCGGCGTCGCGGCCGCCGCCACCGTGGACCTCGATATGCGGCGCGAAGGTGAGCGTGCTGCCGCCGCTGATCGTGTCGCCGCCGGCGCCTGCGTCGAACGTGGTCGTGGCGGGGCCGTAGATCGCTTCGTCGGTCATGCGGCGCGTGGAAGCGCCAACCATTCCCGAGCCGCCGTCGATGCCGAGCGCGAAGCCCTCAGCCGTGTAGCCGCCGAGCTCCGCGAAGAGCTTCGAGGGCGAAGAGATTCCGAGGAGCTGCTTCGCAGCGTCGTAGGCGGTGCCAACGATCGCCATCATCTGCTCAGGCAGCCACGTCGCGAGCGACCAGAGACCTTTGCCGATGCCCCAAACAATCTCTTTGCCGATCTCCCACGACTTACGGATGATGCCGTAGCTCTTCGTGTTCCAGATCCCCGCGATCTCGTCCCACCAAAGCATGATGCCCGCGATGCGCGACATCAGCGGCTCGGTGAGGCCCGCGACGATCGTCTTTCCGACCTCCCACGCGCGACCACCGAACTCGACCATGGCGACGCTTGTGGCGGCGAAGGCAACGCCAAAGCCGACAGCCAAGGCCGTGACCTCGCCGAGCGCGTGAGCGATCCGCCCGACGTTGTCGGCTGCGTTGTCGCTGCCGAACGCATCCGCAAACGCAGTGCCGCCCGCAGCAAGCTTGTCCCACACGCCGCTGAAGCTCTCGCCGAACGCGGGCCCAAAGACGCCAGCGAGCTCGATCGCTCGGTTAGCGAACTGGCCGATGCTCGTCGCCATGCGGTCGATCGTTGCGGCGCCATCCGCACTGCCCAAGAACTTTCCGACGCGCGTGAGCGCATCGCCCGCCACCTTCGTGAGCGGAGCGACCAGCCTGTCCACGAGGCTAAGACCCGCGTCCTGACCGAACGCCTTCATGCGGCCAACGAAGCCGCTGATCGTGGTGTCGGCGAAATGCGCTCCGGCTTCTCCGAGCTTGCCCTGATTGAGCTTGCGGTTGACGGCGTTCTCGACCGCTTGCAGGCCGACGTCGCTCGAGATCTTGCCCTGCTCCTGGATCTTGCGGACCTCGTCGACGCTCTTGCCGCCGAGGAGCTTGCCTGCTTCCTCCCAGATCAGCTGACCGCTGATGCCGCGCTCCGCGAGCTGCAGCATCTCCTCCGCCTGCATCTTGCCCTTGCTCTTGATCTGGCCAAGGGCGGTGAAGATGCCTTGCACGCCCTCGGCATCGTTGCCGAGCACGCGGAGGTCGGCGCCCATCTTCGTGAGCTTGTCGATCTCCTTCGGGTTGAACTGCAGCGCCAAGAACTTCTGGTACTGCTTCGTCGTGTCGAAGAGATCGAGTCCGTAGCGGCGCGCGAGCTGACTTGCGTGCTCGAAGAGCTTCCCGCCCGGCACGTCGTGCTTGGTGAGCTGCGAGAACGCGAGGTCCGCGTTCTGCTTGAACGTGATGTACTCGCCGGTGGCCCGTGCGGTAGCAACAGCGAGGCGCCCCATCTCCATGATCGCGCCGGAGATCAGGTGACCCTTGATGTGGTCGCCGAGCCCGCCACCACCACCGCCGCCACCACCGAAGAAGCCGCCGCTCTTGCCGCCGCCACCGACGAAGCGGCCGTCCTTCTCCCGCAGCCGCCTCTTCTTGTCGCGGAAGCGTCCGGACTTCACGATGGCCTTGTCGGCCTTGCGCGTCGCGCGCACCGTGCGCCCGAGAGCGCCGCGCGTTGCGCGGTCCGCGTCCTCGGCGACCTTGCCGGTGCGGCCCATCGAGCCGAGCATCCCCTCGACGGATCGCTTGATCTTCCGGCTGGACCGGCTGACCGCATCGATCAGCCGTAGCTCGAATGAAGCAAAATCCGTCATGGGTGCTCAGCGTCGGCGCTTCTTCATGCTCTTGGCGTAGGCCTCGGTGAAGCTGCGGATGAATCCGATGTCCTCGAAGGCCTCGGAGATCATCAGCGCGCCGGCCCAGTCGAGGTCGCTGCCGTCAGCGTCGCGAAACGCTCGCAGTGCTCGAGCGCGCAAGTAGGGACGGCGGCGGACCTGCTTCCAGAGGCTCAGTCTTTTTTTACGGAGACTTCGATCCCGCCTTCGGCGAGCTCTGCAAGCTCGTCACCGACGACCATCGGGATACGTGGTGCCTTCTCGAACACCTGCGTGAGCTGCTCGAGCGTGCCGCTGACCTGGGTCAACTGGCACAGCTCGCGGTTCACGACGCCGAGCGGGTCACCCTTGCGGATGCGCTCGTGCGTGTTCTCGTACTCGTCTTGCGTCGGCGCGCGGAACGCGAAGAGCAAGGCGCCCTTCGTGAAGTAGACGATATCGCCGTGCTCCTTGCGGAGTGCTTTCAGCGCCTCGTCGTGCTCTTCCGACGGCTTCTTCGGTTCTTTTTTCGGTGCCATGTGCCCTACGTTCTAGCGATGGTGAGGTCGGAGAGTCGGATCAGCGCGTCGGAGACGGCATGCCCAAGTGCGGCGCCTTGCCGTTGATCGTGAAGTACATGAACGAGAATGTGATCTCGCCGCCGAGCCCATCGGTGCCTTCTTCGTGGTCGATGGGGTTGCTCAGCAAGCGGCACGAATGGCACGCGACGGTCACGACCGGGCGACCGGTGGCCTTCAGCTTCCACTTCGCGCCCCATATTTTGTCGCGGTAGCCGTTGCCGAGCGCGTCGATGAGCTTGACGCGCGCACCCTCTTCGCTGAACTCGACGGTGCCCTCGCCCAGGCCCATCGAGCCCTGCGTGCGCATGAGCGGCCACGCGCGGGTGCCCATGATCACGCCCTCTTCGGTCGGCTGATCGAAGGAGATATTCTTGACGCCGATGTAGATCCGACGGCCGAGGTTGAGCTCGCCGTTCTGGAACGAGTAGGCGAAGCGCTCTAGCTCGGGGTAGCAGATATCGTCGCTCATGCTCTACCTCACGCCGCCGCGGCGGCAGGAAGCTCGGACACGAAGCCGAGCGCAGTTTCGATGTAGTCGACGTACGCGAGCGGCAACATGCCGACGAAGCCGACGATGGTTCCCGTGCTGAGCACGTTGCGCGTGCGATCGATGCGGAAGCGCAGATCCGACACGTGACCCGAGAAGCCCTTCGCGTTGACCGGGCTGAGCAGCTGAGAAATGAGCGCTTGGCTCACCTCTTCTTCGATGTCGACCGCGTCGAGCTCATCGAGCGCGCCCGGGTACTCGATGCCGTTGATCACGGCCGTGCCGACGCGCATCCCCTCGCCGATGAACGTCGTCATCATGCGATTGACCGTCTCGCACGCGACGTCCATCACGATGCCGTGCGGCCACAGCTTGAAGTCCGAGCCGCTCGGGCTCTTCAGGCGCGCCTGCGAGATGTAGTAGCCCGCGAGGTGCTCATAGGTGCGGAGCGTCGAGACCTTGACGTCGTCGAGGATGCTCGGCGTCCGGTACTCGTCATGAAAGAGCTTCACGATCTCTTCGAGCGCGCCACTGCGCACACGCTTGAGGTCGGTACTGAGCAGGCTCGCGGCAGCTCGAGCTGCGAACACATCGGCGCCGTGCGTGACGGGGAACGCGAAACCGGGGAACGGCTTCACGGTCGCACGACGCACCATGCCGTAGGGGAACATCAGACGCGTGGCGACTGTGCTCGCGAGCGCTGCCGCGGCTGCGGCGTGGCTGTCCTCACCCGCATCGGCAGAGATGATGCCGCGCCGAAACTTCGAGGTGCCGGCGATGGTCGTGAGCTGCGCCTGGAGCGCGGCGCCGAGCGTCGCGTGCGCGGTCGAGTCTCCGTTCGCGCGGCTCGTCTTGACCGACACGAAGCGCCATGGCGAAGGCGTGCTTGCGAGCGGCGCGAAGGCCGTCGCGAGGTCACCCGCGTTCATGCCGGCGCACTCGACGTCGGCCGTGTAGAAGTCGCCGACGACGTACGTCCCAGACGCGAACGTTAGCGTGATACCGAGACCCGGCATCGCGAACGTGCCGCCCGACGGGATCGTGATCGTCTCGCTGTACGTGCGCTCGGACTCGGTGTCGCCGTCGTAGCCGTCGCAGCAGTAACGGAACGCGCCGACGCCCAGGGCGCCGCCACGCATCACCTCGACACGGATGCGCGCGTCGAGCGCGGCCGAGCCGGAGAGTGTGATGTCGGGGCCGGTGCCGGTCTTCGTGACCACGCCGTTACTGGCCGCGATCGACGTCGTCGGGCGCACGAAGCCGACGGGGCCGCCGCCCTTGCTGATGATGTTGGCGACCTGCTCGACGCCGGGGCCCTCGCCGTGCGTGTCACGCAGGGTGTTGGTGTCGCCGAAGAAGTTGAGCTGATTGGATGGACCGGCGCTCGCTGCGCCGATCACGACCGCGCGCATCGACGCGGGCTGAGACTGCCCCGTGCCGAAGTCGCGTACGCTCTCCTTTGCGGAGGGAATCGCAGGCATTAGCTGTTCTCCTCGTCATCCGACGCGGACTTGGCGCGCGGCTGGAATTCGGCGAATCGCTCGAGTTGACTCGGCGGAAGCGCTTGAAGGTTTGGCGCTTCGAGCGGGTACACGGCCGCGATGCGCAGGGCTTCGCGGTAGGCCTCTTCGGTGATCTCGAAGACGTCCGCCTTCGCTTGGAAGTGGAACGCGTGATCCGACCAGCCGAAGAGCCGGTCAGCCGCTGCGTGCTCCCACTTCGCGTGCCGCTCTTGCTGCGGCAGATTGGGATTGGCGGGCGCGATGAAGCCGAGCTTCTCCGCCCACTTCGCTGGAGTGAGATGCATTTTCTACCCTCTGAAGATCTCGACCAGCACGTCCTGTGCGGTCTCGACGAAACGGTTCTTCCAGCGCGTGGGAAGGCGCTTGCCTTCGGGCACCATCTGGCGCGGCTGCTGGCCGGCTATAGAGCCGAGGAAAATCGCGCCGCCTGGTGTCGGGATACGAAGCGCGGTGCCGTTGATCGGTCTGATCGCACGCTTGCGTGGGCCGTGGATGCCCGTGCCCTTCTGCGCCCACTCAGCGGTCTTCTGCGCATTGCCGAGGCCGAAGCCTTTGCGATCCACGAAGCGGCGATGCCATCCGGCTTTCAGGTGGCCGTCGTCTTCGAGGATGCGTCCGCCGGGTCGAAGTCTTTCCGTGAGCGCCGCATGCGGCATCCACGGAACGCCGTCCGGATCACGCTGCTGCTCGAAGCCTTCGCGTACGAGCTCTATGGCCTCTTCGCAGAGCGCCTCGTTGACCTGATCGAGCGCCTCAGGGAGTTGCGCGATCTTTTCCTTCCAGGCCTTGAGCGCCTTGAAGTTGCCGGTGAACTTGAAGCGCACGGCAACCTCACTTCTGCTAGTCGGGCTGCGGCGTGATGCTCCCGTCAGGCTGAAGCGTTCCGCACTCGTGCTCGATCGCGGTGATCACGCGCAGCGGCTTGATCGACGACGGCACCGGAAGTCGGAGCACGAACGGGACGATGTATTTGTAGGTACGGAGGATCTCTCCGGCCTCTTCCGCCTCGTCACTCGTCGCGTTGTAGCGACTGAACGTGGGGTTCGGATCGACCTGGCAGATCGCCGCGATCAACGCGTCGAGCAAGTCGTCTGCAACCCCGTCGGTCTCTGCGTAGAGATGCGCGACGACATTCTCCGCGCGCGTGCGGCACATCGCGATGCGGTATCGACCGTTCAAGATCTCTTCGGCGCCCGTTTGCCGCGGCGCAACGACGTTGCCGCCGTCGCGCACGTAGCAGATACGTCGAGCGCCCTCGTGCAGCTTCAGGCTCTTACGCCCAAAGAGGTAGGTGACGCTCGGGTCGCCGATCTTCGCGTGGATCGTGCGCGTGACCTTCTCGAGCCGGCTTGGCTCTTCCTCGTCGCTGGGCAGGCTCACGTTCTAGCTCCAGCCGCGGCCCGGTCGGCGTGCGACAACGGCGCCGGCGGCCTCGTAGCGCTCGGGCGTGCTGTCGATGATGCCCGGCGGCTTTAGGCTGCCGTTCTTCACCTGGCCGAACCACGAAAGCGCACGGGTCTCGCCCTCGAACACGCTCGCGTCCGGACCCTGCGAGTCCTTGCCGCGCTTTCGAAATGCGATCGCGGCCGCGAGCATCGCCGTCTGTGAACGCACCGCGCCGCCCCAGGCGCGCAGCGGCGGCTTGAAGGCGCCGCCGATGGCCGCCTCAGCGATATCGCTCGCAGCGATGCACGCGAGGTACTGGTCCTCGAGCTGCACCTTCGCGATCGATGTCGCGGGCACCGCGTAGGTGGTGATGTCGATCGGCTCGCAAAGGAGCTGCTGCGCCTCGCCGGCCAGGCCGAACGTTACGACTGTGGCCGAGCCGAGCAGGCTCCAGCGTGCACGCACGTAGCGCCGCAGGCCGCCGGAGATGATCTGCCAGAGGCCGACCTCAACGAATCGCTTGGCGGTCGAGACCGACCAGGCGACGTTGTCGCTGGACGTCTCGATGATGACCTCGAGCTCGCTGTTGGCTACGAGCTCCGTAATCTCGAGCGCGAGTTGCGCCGCTGAGCGTGGGATGCGCAGCGACGTGCTCGTGAGGTACTCGATGTCGACGGCCGCGCCCACCCCAGCTGCAACCGCTCCAGCGCTGAGCGCGTGGAGCTCGATGGGGAAGGAAGCGGCCATGGATTACGGAGTGACAGGCGCGACCGCGATCGAGACGGGGATGCAGACGAAGCCCGAGCCCGCGGTGAACGCGCTCGTGATTTCGTCGTAAATGAAGGTGTCGCCCTCCTCGAAGAGGCCCGCTTGGATCTCGGCGAGGGAGTCGAAGCCGACGCCGACGGTGCCCGGCTGGATGCCCGCAACGAGCGTGGCCGCGACATCGCCAGCGGCACCGCCGAGCACGGCGCCATCGGCCGTGAAGCCTGTACGGCTGGACGAGATGCCGATGGCCGAGCTCGCGCCGCCGGTCCAGCCCACCGTGGTCTCCCAGTAGGGCATGCCGGTCGGGCGGATCGCGAAGCCCTCGGGCACCGTCATGATCACCGCGTTGTTCGCGAGACCGAATGCCACAGGCAGCTTCATCACGAACGATGAATCCGCGCGCAGCCAGCGGCCGGCGGCGCTGCTCAGGCCGTCGGGCGTGAGCACGAGGTTCTCGGTCGCATCGATCACGGCGACCAGCGCGGCGTCGTCGAAGACCCAGCGCGAGCGATCGGAGAGCACGAGCGCTTCCATGCCGCGGTAGCGGACATCGGCGCCGATCGTCTTGAGGGCCGCTCGGTCGGTTGCGACCAGATTGCCGGCCTGGCTCTGGAGGACGCCCGTGGCGATCTCCCTGGCGGCGGGAACGAAAGAGCCGTTCTGCGAAGTGCCCATGAGCAAAATCCTTGGTGGTGTGGAACGTGGCAGCGCGACGCGCGCGCGTTGATCAGGTGTGGGTGAGCGCGCAGTACGCTTCGATCACGCGGCGCGCATACGCCGGCTCGAGCCCGGCATCGATGAGCTCGCACTCGTCGGCGCCGTCGAGATCTTCGAGCGCGAGGTAACCGACCGGAGCGAGCTCAGCGATGAGCGGGAAGTCGGCGGGGAACGCCGTGCCGGCCTCGTCGATCTGGCGCTTGTGCCAGTAGTCTTCGAAGCCGGTGTCGTGTGCGCGTGCGTCGAGCCGCTTGAGCAGGCAGTAGCGGCGGTAGATCACGGCCTATTTCTTCGGGCCCTTGCCGCTCTTGGCCGGCTCGGCTGCAGCTTCGGCCGCGGTCGCCTTCGCGTCGGGTGCCGGTGCGGGCGCCTTCTGCTCGTCCTGGAGCGATTCGAACGCCTCGAGATCGGCGCGCGCGGCCGTGAGGTCCGCAGCGAGCTTTACGTTCTCGGTCCTGAGCCGCTCATGCTCGTTGGCCGCTGACGTGAGATTGCCGACCGCCTCGACCAGCTGGCCTTCGAGCTCCTCGACGCGCTTCTTCAGCGCATCGTTCTCGGATGTTCCTGCCACGATCGCGTTGTATGCGTCGCGGAGCATGACGTGCCCATCGCCCATGGCCTTGGTGAGCTCCGCAACGCGCGGGTCCTCGGCGACCAGCACGGCCGGGGCCGCTGCTCGCGCCTCGATCAGCTGGCGCTTGAACTCCGTGCGCAACGCCTCGATCTCGGCCTGATGCTGCGAGAACGGGATGGATGACGGTTGCGGCTGCGCAGGCCTGCCGCCGCGCGCTTCCTGGAGCTTGAGCGCTTCTTCGTTGCGGCGGATGGATGTCATGCCCATGGGGAGTGTTCCTCGAAAGCTGGAGTCGGGATGCGGAGCGAGCGCGATCGGCCGCGGCGCGCGCTGGTGAGCGCACGCCGCAGCCGCTCAGCGCGGTGGATCAGAGGTAGCCGCTGACGTTGTGCTGGATGCGCACGACGCCGGGCATGTTGCCCGAGCGGGTGCGGCGGTAGCAGTGACCCGAGCGGTAGAGGTGCATCGCCGCGAGCTTGCTGTCGCGCGAGATGTCGCCGTCGGTCAGGACGCGCAGAGCGTTCTGGTTGTACCAGAAGGCCAAGGCACCCTTCTTGATGAGCTGCGTCTCGGTCTTGAGGCGCGCCGTCGCGGTGTACGAGTTGTCCGCGGCGTACGTGCCGTTCGCGAACGTCGCCGTGATGCCGGTCTTGCCGTTCACGCCGACCAACGAGTCCGCGGTGCCGAGGCTGGTGATCGGCAGCACGGCCGCCTGCTTACTGTCGTCGAGCAAGATGGCGCCGCCGCCATTCGGAACAGCGTAGGTGGCCGACCACAGCTGGCCCTTCACGCGGAAGCGGAAGGTCGCCGTGCCGTTCGACAGGCCGCCGGTGACGATGTCGATCTCGAGGTTCCACGGGCCGAGCGGCGTGCCGGCGAGCGTGACCGTCGGAGGCGTGGTGCCAGCGGCTGTCACCGCGCTCATCGTCGAGCCGGCGAGCGGCGCCTTGTCGCTCAGCACGAGCGCGATGCCGCAGAAGCGGTCGAAGTCCGACTCGCTCGCCTTCTCGGTGAGCATCGGCCGACCGTCGCTGTACTTCAGCTTCATCAGGTCAGCCTTGGTGCGGCTGTGGACAACGGCCGCGACGATGTCGCTCTGGTCGTCGCCCCAGAAGGTCGTCTTGCCCTCGACCATCAGGTCGTAGCTCATCATGACCGGAGCGCTCAGACTGTGCATGTCGAGCACGAGCGGCGAAGTCGACGCTGCGGAGATGATCACCTTGTCCATCGCGCGGACGCCCGCCTCGACGATCTGGTCCGTGCACTCGTCGTACGCGTCGACATCCTCGTCGCGAGCGCTCGACTCGGCCCACTGCGTGACCTCGAAGCCCAGCGAGTCGCAGCCGATCGTCGCGTCTTCGGTCATCTGACCGATGGCGTTGAAGTCGACGGCGTTGCCATCGGTGCGCGCGACGAACTCGCCGACGGTGCCGAAGTACGGCATGCGGATCGTGCTGCCGATGCGCTTGGGATCCTTCTCAGCGAAGTTCGGGCGAACGATGACGGCGCCCGAGCGCTCGAGAATGGAGCCCTTGAACGCGTCCTTTTGAGCGAAGCGCCCCTGGACGGTCTCTTCGAGGATCTCCGGCTGAAAGACATCTGCCTTGGTGGTGCGAGCCATGATTTCTTAGGTCCTTTGAAAATTTGTGGTTGCGTGCGTTGCGGCGAACGCACGCGTGGCCGCGTCGCGCCGGGTGAACGGAACGGAGAGCGCGGTTGGAGCGCCGCGTGCGCTGCTGCGGTGGACGAGGAGGCGCGCGCTCTACGGCGGTGGCCGGAGCGCGCTCTCGTCTACGCTGCGTGCTGGATCACTTCTTCTTCGAATCCTCGAAGTCATCCTTCATGCGATCGAACAGGTCCGGGTCTTGCTGCTTGAGCTTCGCGCGCATCGCCGGCTTCATCTCGGCGTAGGTCTTGCCCTCGAACTTGAGCGACGCGGGGTCTCCCGTGTTCGGGCCGCCCGCGGGTTGCTTCGGCTCGCGTGAGCTTGCCAACGCCGCGATGACGCCCCACTCGGCGATCATCGCGAGCGCGCCCTTCGCCGTGATCTCCTTGTCGGCGATCATCTTGCGCAGGTTCGTCTCGCGAGCTGGCGTGTGCTTGTTCTCGGTCTTCGCGACTTGGAGCGCGCTCTCGAGTTCCTTCTCGGTCATTGCGGTCTGGAGCGTGCTCAGCTCCGTGCGCACGTCGGCGAGCTCGCCGTGGCTTTGCTTCCACGCGGCCAGCACGCCGAGCGTGTCTTCGCCGGACTTGCCGGCGAGAGCCTCGACCTTGCCGAGCGTCGCCTTGAGGGTGCTGATCTCGGTGCGCTGCGCTTCGAGCGCGGCGATGGCGTCATTGCCATTCTTGCCGAGCACGCTTTCGGCGCGCGTGGCGAAGGCGAGACGAGCGTTGAGCTCGCTCACGTTCGCGAGGCCAGCGGTTGCGAGAAATGCGAGAAGAGTCGATTCAGACATTGGTGTCTCCTCCCCGGTCCGGGGAATCAGTTGCGGTTCCACCGGGCCACCGGGCTCCGGAAAAAGCTGTTGCTGTGGTGCCTGCGGCTCACGCGGCGCAGTGCGGCGAGTCGCGTACGCAGTACGTGCGCTCTCGATCGCTGCGCGGAGCTCGTCGGGCACGTTTTCGTAGTCGTCGACCTTCATGAACGCGAGAGCGTTTCCGCCCGCGCTCATGCCTGCGCGCTGCGTGGCGCCGGCGGTCCGAGCGCCCTTCTTGAAGGGCACGACGCTGTCGACGAAGCCGTACTCCTGGGCTTCCGACGCGGTCATCCACGTCGTCGACTTCATCATCGCGGCGCAGGCGGCCTTATCGAGCCCGGTGCGCGCGGCGTAGATATCGGCGGCCTGGTCGCTGATCTTCTGGAGCACGTCGCCCCAGCGCTTCATGTCTTCGCTCTCGCCGCGAACGATGCCGGCGGCGTTGTGGATCATCATCCAGCCGTTCGACTCGATGCGGATCACGTCGCCGGCCATGGCGATGATGGAGGCGGCGCTCGCCGCGAGACCGATGATATCGACCTCGACGCGCGCCTTGTGCTCCTTGAGCAGGTTGTAGATCGCGAAGCCGTCGAAGGCGTCGCCACCTTCGCTGTTGATGCGGAGCTTGATCAGCGTGAGATCGGGCGTGCTCTTGAGCCGGCGCGCGATGCTCGCGGCGGTGACGCTGTCGTAGTACCAGTCCTCGCCCACGACGCCGAAGACGTCGATCTCGAGCGCTTGGCCGGCATCGCCGCCGCGCATGTGGAATCGCCAAGCGTTCATCGGTCTTCTCGTGTTCGCGTCGGAGGCGGCGCGGGCATGCGCGTGGCCGGGATGCGGCAGCGCGGGCACCCGCAGTCGGGCGCGTGAAAGGCGTTGGGCGCGTGCTTGGGCTCGGGCCGTGTCTCCGGCGCGCTGCGGCGCCGCACGTGCTCGATGCCCACGGCGTGGCCGCGGGGGAGTGCTTGCATAGAGAGCGGAGCGGGTCGGCTACAGGAGGTAGGCTTCGACCGTGAGCAGAACGGGCACGGCGCAACTCGTGAAGAGCAGGCGTGCGGCGAGCTTCGGCGGCACCTTGTCGAAGTGCAGGATGATCGGCGCGGGCGAAGCGAACGTGGCCGCGATCGCGAGACCATCGCCTTCGCCGTCGATCGTGAGGCCGGTGGGAAGCGGGCTCTGCGGCGCCGTGGCCAGGATCGTGATCGGCGTGCAGTCGGCGATCACCGAGGCATCGAAGCCGCCGCCGAGGATCTCGATCGCGCCGACAAAGTCGGTGCCAGCGGCTGCGCCGACGAGCTGCGCGATGATGATCAGCTTCGTGTAGCCGGTCGCGTCGACCACGTCGGAGTTACGAGCCTCGGACGTCAGCGCGTTGATCAGCGAAACGCGAGCGTACGGGTTAGGAACAGACATCCCGCTTCGCGAGACCTGCTTCATCTCGGGTGTGAGCACGAGGGAGCCTTTGCTCGCGGCCCTGCGGCTGCGGCTTGGTGGTGTGCGCGGCGCCGGCGGCGATCAGCGCGGGTAGCGAAGTGCGTACGCGGCGCGGTAGGCGGCTGCGAGCTCTTCGACGATCTCGGCGGGGCCTTTGAGGCGGGCGGAGAAAGCCTCGGGCGCATGGCCGTCGTCGAGCGCGTCCCGGACCACGTCGAACAGCTGACCGAACGGGTCCTGCTCGACCTGGACCGGCCGGATCTCGAGCATGGTCGACGCGAGGTCGAGCTCGATGTCTTCGAAGCGCAGCGGGCCCGTGTAGCCGTGCTGTGCCATCACGCCTTGCCGTGCTTGGCGTTGTAGGCCTTGCGGTACATCTGCTCGAGGCCGGCGAGCGCAGACGGTGTCGCGTGCTTCTTCATGCGCGAACGGAACTGCTCGGGCGTGACGCCTTCGGCGATCATGTCCTGCATGGTCGGCGGCTTGGGTGCCTCTGGCACAGGCTCGACCGCCGGAGGAGCGGACAGCGCAGCGACCTGGGCCTCGAGCTTTGCGATGCGCTCGGCGTCGCTCATTGCGGGCGTTTGGTCTTCGTCGGCCATCAGTACGCCGCGCCGTTCTTCAAGAGACCGCGCCATCGGGAATCTCCGCTTCGTCCTGCTCCGGCAGCGCCGGGATGTCCTTGGGGACCTCGACGAGCCTTAGATTCATCGCACTCCGGAACGGGCGATCCATCTCCTGGCGCAGCCACGCGTCGAAGAGCGCTGGGTCGTTCTTGTCGAGCCAGGCGCCGCCGTCGGGCATCTGCCCGAAGGCCACGCCGACACGAGGCCGCTCGAGCATCGCGCGGAGCTCGTGCGCGAAAAGCGACGCGCCTTCGATGTCACCACCGAGAGTCGCTACCGTGCCGTCGCTGAAGCGCCAGATCATTTGCCAGCGAGTTGCCCGAGCATGAACAGAAAGTGCTCCGAGTCAGCCCTTATCCAGTCTTCCAACGTACCCCAGAAGGTCTCGTTGGCAAACAGCAGCTCCACCGACGTGGACAGCGTCTCGGTGGAATGAACCTCGGCTTCCTCGTCGATCGGAAGCCCAGGGACGTCCCGTTTTTTCGGATAGCGACGACCTGTATATGCGTGGAAAAATTGGTCTTTCCAGGCCAGTCCGTTTACGCCGAGACTCTGAAGCGCATGGCCCTTGCGGCGCGCCTTGAGGAAGGCGACCGCGCGGCCGAAAAGCTCCGGGGCGTAGTGCTCGATTGCGTGCGCGATCTCGTGGTGCAGCGCGCCCGGCCGGGCCGTGTATACGATTTTCGCCGCGACGGCGTCGAAGTAGGAGCCGTTGCGCCTCCTGATCGCGGTCGCCGTCAGACTCGCAGGGAGGTCGCCGGTGCTCGGGCCCGTGACCTTGCTGAAGAACTCGAGCGCAGCCTCGCCCTTCGACGTGGACGCGATCGATGCGTTCGCCATCGCCTGGCGCGCGGGGAGCGTGTGAAGGTGGCCGGCGAGCGCAGCTGCGGCCTTGCGGAGCGGCTCGAGCTCGCCCGCTTGTTCACGCAGCGTTCGACCGGCGTCGCAGTCCTCGCAGGCCTCGGTCATCGCCTTGACGCCCGGAGCGTCGACCTTGCGGAGGTTCTTGCGGATGGCCGCGACCGGTAGGTCGAGTCCCAACTCGAGCGCGGCGCGCCCGTGAGCAAGCGACTTCGCTGCGTCGGAACCATAGGTCGGCTCGTACTCCGGCAGCCAGCGCTTCGTGTCGAGCTCGGGCTCCTTCGGCGCCGGCGGGGGCGGCGCGACGGGCTTGCGCTTCTTGACGCCCTCGGGCTCCTGCTCCTTGAGCTTGCGGAGCAGCGCGGGGTCGGTCTTCTTTGGGTCGGGCTTCGGCGGCTCGTCGGCGTCGTCCGGAGCGTGGCCAAAGCCTTTTTGCGCGTCGCCGTCTTCACCGGGCGGCGCGGCGCTGATGCCGCGGCGTTCAGCTTCGCGCGCGCGCAGGCATCGGATCGAGCTGCGGCACCGATGGTGCAGCGGCGGAATGTGCGTCAGCCACCACGGATGGTCCGCGGGGAGGATGGTGCCGCCGCAGATCTTGCAGATCTCGGATCGGCGAGCATCGAGAACAGTGTCGAGGAGCCAGTAGGGCCGCAGGCGCAGCGTGAACGGCTCGCGCATCTGCCGGTAGCGGCCGGCGTTGTACTGACGCTGGATCGCGTTGCGGTAGACGGTCTCGACGTGGTGCGGGTTGCGCAGCGTGTCGCGGATCGACTTCTTGAACTCTTCGAGCGTGCCGCCGCTGTCTGCGTTCTTCTTGAGCTCGTCGAAGACGCGTTGGATCTGCGTGATCTGAAGACCGCCGCCGACCCAGAACGCGTGCTTCTTGGCGTCGTCGTCGAGCTTGCGAGCCTCGGCGCCGGTGATGACCGTGCGTTTGGCAAACCAGTCGCTCGCAGCGACGAACTTGTCGGCGTCTGCCGGCGCGTCCCATGCCGGCGCTGCCATCGTGGTCGTCCTACGCGTCGATGTCGGCCGTCACCGCGGCGCGGCCAGCAAGCTCGGAGAGCACCATCACGCGGTAGAGCAATTCCTTCGTGTCGGCGCCGCTCAGATCCGGCGCGAGCTTGCGCAAGCGGTCGTAGACCTCAGGCACCGACTCGGAGGCTTCGACCTCCGCGAGAATCTGCTCGATGAAGGGTTCGAGCGCGACGTTGCCTGCTGCAGCCGCACTAGCGACGAGGTCGTCGATCCAGAGCTGCGCAGCGAGGAAGTTGGGCGCGCTGGTCGCTAGGTCGCCAGAGGCGAGCATCGCGATACCGCCCGTGCCGAGGCCCTGCTTCGCCTTCGGGTCCTTGTCGTCCTTCTTGGCGGGCACCTTGGGAGCTTTCGGATCTGCTGGTGCCGGCGCGCCGCTGCCCGGGGGCTGCTGCATCGCAAAGCGCTCAGCAGCTTCCTTCTGGCGCGTCGCCGCGTCCTTGCGCCCCTTCACGAACGTCCCCATGCCGAAGTCGTGGATCACGGCCTTGTCGTCGAGCTCGAAGCCCTCGGTTTCGAGGTCCTTCACCATCTTCGCTACGGCGGTGATGCCATCGGCGCGGACCTTGCGATCCTCTTCGGGCTCGGTCGGGTAGACCGGCCACGGCGCGAGGCCTGCGTCACCGAAGTTGAAGTACGCCCACGGCTGCAGCGCGTCGTCGTGCACCGCCGTCGACCACGACTCGGCGTGGAACTTGAGCTTCGGAACCTCGTTGGTCTTCGCCTGCGTCTCGGTCGCGGCCTTGCTGCCGCCCTTGACGTTGGTGGTGAGGTTGCCGCCGCGGATCGTGATCGCGATCGCGTCGTTGGCGAAGCTGGCCTGCGTCTCGAAGAGCTCGGCGGCGCCGTCGCTGATCTTGACCGCGCTGAGCAGCCACCCAGTGGGCAGCGCTGCCACCGCGTCGCCGCCATCGGCGATGCCATCGAGCAAGCTGTCGGCGAGCTCTTGGCGCAGCTCTTTGGTCGATTCGACTTCAGGCGGCGCGTGCGCCACGAGCATCGAGATACGACCGCTCACGCGGCCCACATCGATGATCGCGTAGGCCTTCAGCAGGACGACGTGCGCGAGGCAGTACCAGAGGCCCTCTGCCCACGCTCGGTTCTTGCCGAACGGGCGGTACATGAACCACTCGCCGTCACCGGGTACGACTTCGTGCTCGATGCCGCGGTGATCGCGAATCGTCCAGCGCTGCTCAGCGTTGTTCCACCGCAGGCCTTGCGGGTGCCAATGCTCGAGCATCGGCAAAAGCCGATTGCCGTGATCCTTCTTCTCGGTCCAGCGGTTGCGACCAAGGCCAATGCCAAGGAGCAAGCCCCACTTGAAGATCTGGCGCTGCTCGGATTCCGGCAGGCCTTCCCACCAGTCCTCGCCCGCTTCGAGCGCGTTGACGGTGCGCTTACTGCGCCTGCGATCACCGCTCGGCTCGAACCCGGGAACGAGCGCAAAGAGCGCGTCGGCTACGGACTTCAGGCCGCTCGAGACGGCGTCGTCCTGCAGCAGCATCTCGCAGACGGCGACTGCGCCCGAGAGATCGCCGCCTTCCGCGCGCTCGCGTGCTTGGCGGAGCTTGCGCGGCGTCCAGTCGCGAACGAGCCGGACGGCCTGCGCGTAGCGCTTATCGTCGGCCGGCGTCTCCTTGGCCGGCATCTTCGGCTGCTTCGTGCGCTTTGCCATTTCGGTTCATCGCGTCCATGGCTCAGCGGTCGGAGAGCTTGATCGATTCGACGCGCGAGCCTCCGTCGTCGCTTGCGAACTGCTTGAGCAGCTGATCGACAGCGACCACCAGCGCATCGACGATGTCGTCGTGCACATCGCTCACGCCGGTGAAGGACGTGACCTCATCGATCAGCACGTTCACCCAATCGAAGCTCGAGCCGATCGTCTCGTCGCTGTCGTCGTCGGCCTGCGGCAGAAGCACGCGGCCCATGTTCCAGAGCGGAGCGGTGTGCCGCGTCGCGCGAATGAATTTGTCGCCGTTCGGATTGAGCACCGTGAGCGGGATGCCCGACTTCTTGATGAAGTCGCCTGCGCCCGCCTCGGTCCCTGGTGCATACCAGTAGAACCGAACACCGGGACGCTCCGCCTTCTTGGCCTTGAGCGTGAGAGTGAAACTCGGCGCGTCGACCTGCTTGCGGTGGACCTCGCGAACGTAGAACCAAATGACCGGCGTGCCGATCTTGTCGTTCGGGTCCTTGTAGTCGCGGAGCTTCGGATCGCGTACCGCCCACACCTCGACGCAAACGGAGTAATCGCTTGCGGTTTTCTTGGTGTACGAGAGGTCGAGACCGAAGACGATCTTGTAGCCGCGCGTCGGAAGCGCGCTGAGTTTGTAGAAAGCAGGAGCTCGGAAGACTTCGCCGCCGATGGGCTGCGGCTCGCCCTGGTACATCGAGTACCAAGTGTCGCGGTCCGCGCGCTCACGAACGAAGAACTCAGGCGGCTTGAGCGGGCTTAGCGATTGGCCAGGGAACCGCTTCAGCGGGTCGCTGATGACGCGGCCGTCCGGCCCGATGTCGTTGTCATTCGCCGGTTCGGCGATGCACTTCAGGTTGATGTACCGGTAGCCCTGATGCTTGATCAGGTAGCCGGACAGGTCCTCGACGTGCCACCGCGTGGCCATCGTGATGTACGACGTTGATGGGTGCCGGCGCGTATACGCTTCGCGCTGGTACCAGCGCACGAGGTCGGATCGAACCGTCGCCGAGCGCGCTTCCTTCGCGCCCTTGATCGGGTCGTCGATGACACAGAGTCCGTCGACCGCAGAGCCAGTGATGCCGCCGCTGATCGACGTGAACTTGATCGTCGTCCCGCCGGGCAGCTCCGTCTTGTCGAGCGTGCCGCTGACAGCGAGGCCGATCTGCCTGGCGTGTGACTGAAAATCCTTCGCGACCTCTTCGGTCTTGGTCTGGTTGTACGTGACGTACGCGTGCCGCTTGCCGGGATAGAACGTCGCTATCCACAGCAGCGCGCAGATCGTGAAAACCGATTTGCCATGTTGGGGAGGCCCGGCAAACGCGATGTTCTGCGGCTCTCCACGTGCCGCGCATTCGATCGCTTCGGCGTACGGCGTGAAGTAGTCGAAGCGCTTGTACTGCGGGAAGCTTTGCTCGACCCAGTCGAGCAGCCTCGGGATCGCTTCAGTGGACCTCGGCTGGTCCTTCTTGATCACCTGCAGGTGACGGCGCGCCACTGTCGCCGCGATCGAGACGCTCGATTTGTTCCAGCGCCCTTCCGAAATCTTCCGGCGTACAAATCCCACGGAAGACCTCGATCACCTGCTCCACCGCTTCCTCGGCGTCGATGCGAACTCGCTGTGCGTAGGCGCGGCGCGTCCGCTCGAGGATGAACGCTGAGCCGCGAGCTCGACCGAAACCGATGCCCTTGTCGTCGCCGCGCCGCACGTCGCGGAGCAGCTTCAACTCGCCCATAGCGCGCGCGCGCGCGACTGCCTCGCAAAACGCGGCGAACGGCTCTTCGCCCTTGAGCCCCCGGTCTAGCCAGCGGTAGAGCGTCGAATGGTCGATTCCAGCCGCCTGCGCCGCTGTCTCGATGAAGGCGCCGTCGTCCTCAAGCGCCTTGCAGATTTCTTCGCTCACCTCGGGGGTGAGCTTCGTTGGCCTGGCCATGCTGCCCTGCACTTCCACGACTCGGGAAGCGCTGGCGTGGCCTAGCAGCTACTCGAGCTCGAGCTTGATGCGCACTCGGTTAGCCCCGCACTTGCAAGGCTCGTCGGTGCTCACGGTGACGCCGTCCGCTGCGTTTTCCGCCGGGGATGGCATGCGATTGCGGTCGGTCGCTGGCCACGGCCGACTTTCGCCGCACCGCACACAGCTAACGCTTGGACCGCCGTCGCCGCTCCCGGACTCGAACCGCATTCGCCGGGGAGCATAGCCGCCCGACGACGCCGACGCTTGGACTGATGGGTTGGCTCGGGGGCGCCTAGGACGACCGACCTGCATCCGCCCGCGAAGGCGGCGCTGCGTTCGGGCACCCGGGTGGGCGCCACTCACGAGCCTCACCCCCTATATGCAAAACAGCCTGCTTATCCGCGGTCTTTTGTGATCTTCGATGTTTATCCGCGATTATTTTTGCGCACACGGTGCGACGGTTTTCGGGTGGTCTTTCGTACGGCCGCGTGCGCGCAAAGGGTACGGACACTGGCTGTCCGCCCCCTTTTTGTTCGGGCCCGGCAAATGGCGCCAGGGCCGGTGCTATTTGCGGTTCCGGGGTTCCGGTTCGGTTCCCGGAACTGCGCTCCAATACTCCTCCCGGCAGCACTTGGAGCAGAGTTGCGTCGCGGGGACGCTCGTAATGGGCACAGGCTCGAGCCACCGAGTCACCCTCGCCGCTGCGCCGCAGGGCGCGGCAACCGAGTGGTATTTTCGATAGGCAGGGTTCGTGGTTCGCAGCTTCGATGGCCGCCAGTCGCTCACCGCGGCGCGAACCAGCGTGGAGTCGGACGACATACCGAGTTTCTTTTCTCGGTATGTCTCTGGTGTCTGTTTTGTGCCTGCGGCGCCTTGGATGTACTGAAGAACGTGCGGATCCAGGGCGGACTCGTCGCCGCTTGCAATAAAGTCCTCCAGCTGCGCCATGATCTTTTGCGCTGCCCTGATCCGAGCCTTCTCGCGCGCGACATGCTCAGTTTTCTTCATCGAATCCTCGCCTTCGTTGCCTTCTTATTCCGCTTGGTCGCTGCACTGGAAGGTCCGCGTCGCTCGGGCTTGAACGCTGCGACCGTCTCGGGCCGGAGCCAGTGGCCGCCGTCTTTGAACCAACTCGGGATGCGGTTGGCGTGCACAGCTTGCCGGAGCGCGCTCACATGGATTTTGAGCTGCTCGGCGGCGCGTGCGAGCGGGACGCTGAAGCGGTCCTCGATGCCGACTCGCAGCTCAGCGTCGAGCTCCTCGAGCCGCTTGCGGTCGAGCAGGTCGACCAGCGCGACCCAGAGCGAGCTCTCCAACGTCGTGCGCGACACGAAGCCGGAGCCGGGCACCACGCCCGGCTGCAGGCACGGGTTGAGGTCGCTCAGAATCAGCTCGAGCACGTCGGCGGCTGTCGACTCTGGGTCGTTCACGAGGTCGCGCACGCCCTCGTAATACGTCGCCTCCGAGAACGCGTTGCCCCGCGCCTTCATCTCGAGGAACAGTTGGCGCCCGGTCAGCGTGGCGACGCCGAGGGCCAGTGGCTGGCTGCGCTTAGCCATGGGCAGCACCGGCCTCGCTGAGCACCGCTTCGCGGGTGCGGACCACGGCCGACACCACGTGCAGGTCGCCCGCGTCGTCGACGTCGTGCTCGTTGATCGCGTCCTGAAAGAAGCCGGCGTCGAGCAGCGCGTCGACAACGTGCAGAGTGTCGCCTGCGCTCCCGCGGACCTGCAGCACAACGTGGACCTCGGCGGGCTCACCCTCCGCTTCCTGCGGCTCGGCCTGCGGCAGGCTGGCGCGCTGGGCCGGCAGAGCCTCGAACGAGTCGTCGATCGACACGCCGTGCTCATCGAGCAGCATCCGCACCGTGACATTGGCCTGATCGGCCGCGCCTTGCAGGTAGCCGAGCCACCAGGCGACGTTTGCCGGTGCGTTGGCGATCATCGCCTCGGGCGGCATGTCGAGTAGCTCCTCGATCACTGCCGCGCTGGGCACAAGCTCCGCGAGCGCGAGCACCGCTTCTTTGATTCGTTCTTCCATGGTCGTTCTCCTCATGCCGCCGCGGCGGCCATCGTCTCGGACGCAAGCTCGGCGCGGATAAGCTCGAAGTCCGCGCGCGACATAAAGCCGCACGCCAGCGCGTGGTC